ATCGAACGATGCTAGCATACGTGTCGTCGGCTCTGTTGGCAAAGCCGCACCAAACTCTTCCGCCGTGACTGTGATGTTCTCGTCTTCGTCATCTTCGATATCAGTAACACGCACGCCAACTGTTTTAGTATAGTCTGTCGGATCCGGTATTGTGATAATGTCCATCGGCCTTAGCCATGCCCACAACGGGTTCATTTTCCACGTATACGTCCGCATGATGCCGATGTTACGCCGAAGCTGAGCAAGCGACGACATCGTCGCATAGTTAACATGGCTGAACTCGTTCGCCAAGCCTATGTTGTCAATGCGCGGGCCATAAAGCTCGACGTGTGCTTCGTCCTTCGCCTCCGCAGGAACGTCGTTGTAGAAGTTATAGCGGTCCTTGTAGTCAACCCGAATGGTATTGTATACTTCCGTTGGATCTTTGCGCATGAACGCAATAGGGTCCGCGTCCTTCTCGGTCGTCTGCATTATGTCGTCGAGCGTAATCGTTACGATCGAACCTCGCGCGGGGTTGTAGTATTTCGGATCAGCCGCGCCAGGAGCTAGGCCCGGGTTGGCATCTGCATATGCGTCCCAATACGGAATGAATTGAAGGGTTTCTCCGTTCCATACGGCAGCGACATTTAGGTTCTTCAACCACCGCTCCATGATAGAGCTTGCGCTCTCGACGTTGTTGATAACAACACTCCAGCCAAAGCCGACGGCTTGGCAATACGTAGAGAGTGCCGCATCGCCGATGCCAGCATTGAACCCGTCCTGCGAAGTGAAGAGCGTCGTCGTGTCGATCCACGCGGGCGGGAACGTAGCACCGTAGCGATCGTTCGTCAGGAAGTCCCAAATGACCGCCGCTGGGTCAGCGTCAAGCGTTCCAAGATATATTGGCCCCATGTAGCCGACAGGATTGCCGTCACTGTCGCGCTGGCCACTGGTTATGACAATGGTCGTATCGTTGAGCGGGCAAGTGCCAGCTAAATGGCCACGCACGACGAGGTCTATCTGCGGAACTGTCGCACTCGCATCTAGCCTTGCGTTGTAAAAGCCCCAATACGCCGTATTCTTATATGGCCTCGCATCGTAGGGCCAAAGATACGAGATGACGGGCCATGGTGGCTGCGTGTCGCTGCCGTCGTAGAAGAAGGCGCCGTTGTTCGGATAATCGAAAGGCACGTAAACGTTCGCGTCCTGATAGATGATGAAGGTTTCGCCAATCGTTCCTTCGCCCAACGCCAAGATAATCGTCGCATAGTATTCAATTGACGTGCTGCCTTTGCCACCCGTTATGTTGCCCTTGCCACCGCCAGTCTTGACCTTGCGTGCAATGAAGCCGTTGTAGTAGATCAGGTTGATGTTAATGCGAGGTGCGCCATATATTAACGGAATGGGCAATACCTGAACCGCGGTGTTAACCTGTAGGCCCGTAAACTCCGGTATTACCTTCGGCTGTGAGCCCTTTAGGTTGCTCATCGGTTAATCCCAAAGCGTGAAGAAACGTTGCGGCACAAGCGCTAGCGCCCGTTTGCCAATTATATTCTTCGATACGTCCTCTTTCATAACGACAGCAGCACCGATTGCGTGCACTACGTTCGGCCAATCAATGATGATCGACCCATGGGCGAAGACTTTGCCGATCTTGAACATGACGAGATCGCCGGGTAGCGGCATACGCTTCGGAGGCCCTGGCACCTCCTTTGCGTATTTCATTATGTTTTCCATATAGAGTTCTTCGTTCCGATGAATGTGCCACTGTGGCGGATAAGGCCGTGGGTCTAGGTCCTTCGGCAAAAGGCCCAGGTTGCCATAAACGGCAACAAGCAACATGACGCAATCGGTTCCACCGCCCACGGCACCCTTGACCATTGCGTTGCTAACATAAGGCGTGCCGACCCAGCTGAGTGCCTCAGCCACTACGGCCTGACGCATTTCCATTTCGCTTCTCGTTTCGCTCATGGCTTTGCCTTACTATACGCTGATGACGATCGGCGGAACCTTATCGAAGCCGCGGAAGTTCGCCTGGTTGTTGAACTTCGCTTTGCACGTATTGTAGCTCTTACTGCACCCTGGATAATAAGTGATGGTGTCACCGACGTTCGGCACATCATTTAGTTTATATGCCAAATGCAACGCAACGGGATCATTGTCGTCCATGAGGACCTGGAGGCCCTGGTTAACGCCCGACGTGAAGATGAGCCTGCCCTGCGCATAGGTCGCAATACTATCCGGACTATAGGGCGTGTCCACGCCGCCGCGTGGCACGATGTTGTTACTATCGGCATAGTCTATCGTCGCATGCTTTGCGTATGCGCTCTTGTTCAGCGAGCAGCCATGATCGAACAGGGTCCACAAACAGCCCGGCTGGTAGTAGTTGCGCGGCATGTTCACGTTGAGCTTCAACAACGCCGACTTGACCTTGAGTTCAACGTGGCTCTTTCCGCCCTTTACTACACTGGACGTATAGCCGGTAAACAAAGTCCATACGATCAATGGGTCATTCTGAATATCGCGTTCAACGTTGCCGCTGACGAACTCCCACAAGATCCGCTTACGCACAATGACGGCACCGTCCAGTATGCCTTCTTCGACGGCAGCGAGGAAGTCAGCGCCGAAGATCGTATCGTATGGCCCGGCCCATATCTTCATGCTCTGTTCGTCAACGCTAAGGCCAACGCCCAACTTACGCTGAAGCCCCTCGAAGCGCAACGCATCGGCCTTATACAAATTCCCGTGATATACAATCGGAACGTCGAAATCCGTGAAGTAATCGTTGTCGCCAATGGCCGAGGTGAACTCGTATAAATGGGCCATAATGGCGCGATCGCAACAGGTTATGAAGCGCAAATACTCTGACGGTTTGCCTATACTAATCGGATGCCAGCGAACGACAGCAGGGCTGACGCTCAATGCGAAGGCATAGTAGGACATACGCTGTGCGTCGTAGATGTGATAAAGGGAGCCGAAACCGATTACTTCCGGATGGTTAACCGGAGGTCCGGTCCATACGATTGTGCCATTATCGGTATCAATAATGATGAAATCACGACTTGCACCTTGCATCATCGTATTGCTGGTCAGCCTGTCCTGGCCTTTGTTGAACGCGCCGGACTCCACGTGAGGATCATTCAAGACCCAGTTGACCGTGCCGTTGAAGTTGACCGACACCAATGCCTGCGGCCCTAGGTTATCGTACGGGCTCAACCAAAGTATGACGCAATTATGCCGAGCATCATATGATGCATTCGGCACGTATATCCCATTTGGCGCCGCGGCTGGAAGAAGCACATAGCCTGGGATTGTGCACGCGAGATCCGAACTAACATCGCCCCCGTCAGTGACCGTAATGATCCAAATATCTATGTTACCGGTTGTGCCATCAATCCAATCGGAATTGATGAATATGAACTGGCATACACCGTGGCCCTGCAAACCGGGCAAAAGCACGCACTCGTAGCCCGTATACGTCGGAATTGGCCCGTTACCGACTGGTGTCATGCTAGTTCCGTCGAATATCTGCGGCCCTACGTCAAGAGCGCCGTTCGCTAAATAAGCGACAAACGTATGCCCCGAAGTGCGGTTCGTAACACCGCTCCCGCCCATCACGGTCGTGCCACCGGGCGGCCAAACACCAGAGCCCGCGTAATACTCGCCCGTTACCTTCATCGTCGAGGGATCAACACGTGTGAAGCGCGTCCATTCGCCAGGCAGAGAGCCTTCACCGGCTGTCAGTATGAATATGTCCGTGCCTTGCCCGCAGCATATGTCGTAAATGCTCGTAGGCGAGTCCGATGGCGGGAAGCCCGGCGGTTTACCATACGGTGTATCCTCATACATTTGCTCCAGCGTTGTCGTGCGTGTGATCGTCATCGAGCCGAGATCATATACTGCTATGCCGCCGTGGCCTGAACCATCTATGGCTATGTAACCAACCTGCCGCGTCCAATCGAATGCCCAGCACGTATATAGCTGCGGGCCGAAGCCGTCCGGAAAGTTCGCATCTGCATCATAGTTCGTCATCAATACCATAGTTAGCTTAATGTCCCATATATTATCGGCCAAAAGCTTCGCTCCCCTACGGCTTCACGGACTCAAAGCGCACTTCTTTAGCTTCCCAGCGGTTCTGGGCGAACTGGCTGAAGTCAAGGTGGTCGTCAAGGAAGCGACAACGAAAATAGAAGTGAAAGTCAGCGGTAACATGAGTGCCGCCTGGAGGCGGAGCCGTGAACGACAGGGCCGTATTCGTCGGATCCATGAAGTATATGCTCGGACTCTGCACGGTGCCGTCGAAATAGACTGCGTCAATCGACTTGATACCGCCGACTGGTATGCGCAGTGGTGGATTGAACGGGCCGTAGCCCCAGTTGTAGAACAAAAGAAACGTCGACGTCACGTTGTCCGCTGGCCAAGCCACGGTCTGATTACGCCGCGAGTTGTCGTCCGGATCTTCGAAATAGAACTCTCCGTAGGAGCCTTTGCATAGCAAGAACAGACCGGACAGTTGCTCCAGTTCTGTGAACCCGAGCATGTGCCCATCAGGCACGATGTTCTGCGTCTGTTCGCGGAGCCAGTCGTAGGACAAAATGAAGGACCAGCGCGGATAGGCTGCGCACGCAAGCTGCACTTCACGTCCTGTGCTTGCGATCGCAACACGCGAAGCCATGATAGGCTTTTTGTGAACCGACCAGCCGACGCTCGCCAACGCGGGGAAGATGGGCGTCGGTGTCGGAAAGTAGATGTAGCCCAAAGCCTTCGGCTCCCTTTCAGTTTAGACTAGGGATATGAGGTAGGGGCACCCTACCACACATACCTATTCGCATCCGTTCCAATACACAGCACGGAACTTTAATGACTGCACCGACCATCGGTTCTTGCTGAACTCCTCGAAGTCCTGTTCGTCCTCAACGAAGCGACAGACGTAATAGTAACCAAAGGTCATGGTTATAGTAGCACCGACTGCTGGTGGGTCAACAAAATTAACAAACGTTCTGGTCATAAAGTATGCCGATGGCGCAAGAGCTACGCCATTTAGTTTGACGTCGGTTACGGTTCCGATCAGGCCGACAGGGGCAGCAGTCGCAACCGAACCGTAGGCCCATGTGCGGAACACAGGGAAGGCCACGGTAGTGCCGTCACCCACGCCTATGTATTGGTCTTTGCGTGAGTTGTCCCAAGGGCAATCAAACGCGAACAAATTCGTCTGCCCATACATCATTAGCCAAGTCTGCACGAGTGCTTCATACTGTTGCAAGCCGGTGAAGGCTTTGTATACCGTCTGGTTCTGCGTCTGGTCGCGCAGTTCTTCGAACAGTAGTTCAATATCCCAAAGCGGAAAGTCCTGCTGTGCGACTCGCATCTCGCGGAGCGACTTCGTGGTGCCAACGGTTGTGTCCATGACAACGCTGAGCTTTAGGGGATAGCCCTGCGGCAACGGCGGGAAGAGCGGAATAGGCCCACATTCGAGGACAGGCCCGACCTGCAACGTGACGCTCCACTTGTCGCTCGTGCGACCATTGCCCGTAAAGACGAGTTCGAAGTCGGTCATTAGTGAGACCGCATCGGACGTATAGTTCAGGTCAATAAGTGTGCGCGTATAGCCTTCGCGAGCAAGCCAAGCGTCGCTCGATGCCGCGCTATCGCTCATCGTAACGAAGATAGGCACGCCAAAGATACCATCGGCGACAGCCGTATCGCTCAACGTAGCGAAGTAGCTTATGGCTGCACTAAACGTGTCGCTTGACGTTGCGGTGTCACTAAGAACCTCACCGACTGGGAGGTTTTCGCCAAACACGTCCGACGTTGCAGTGAAGTCGCTGAGCGTGACGCTAGAGCTAACGATCGGAGCAGTTTCATAGACGACACCGACGTCAGCAACGTTATACGTATTCGTGGGCGACGACTCGTGAACTACGGCCGAACCGATACCTGCTCGCGAGGATGGTAATACTTGCGTGCCACCAGCGGGCGTAGACCATCCGACGATCCATTGCTCGAGCGCAACCTGGGTGACCTGTCCCTGCGGGTTGATGGTGAGCCAGTGCTCGATGGCGGCCTGCGTGGCGAGCGCATTGGTGGGCGACGTGACGCCCGAGGTGAAGCCGCTGGTGAAGCCGCTCGGGACTGTGCCGGTGAACGCGGTGTCGCCGAAGTTGGCGGTGCTCACGCTGCCGTTGCCGATAAGGCTTATTGCTGGATAAAGCGGAATACCGTCTCCCAAGGTGTTGGCGATACCGCCGGTGCCGGTTGCCGGGTTTGCTGAAGCCGAACCGTTCCAATTCCCCGCTGCGCCAAGCCGAAACCACGCCAATCGCGCCCCTACGTCGAACGCGATGCAAATCACTGCGCCGGAAGTGAAGGAACCGATGTTGATTAAAGTGTTGGTGCCGTCGACAAGAATGTTTCCGGTTTGACCAACCCCGCAGGTTCCTGCGCTGCCGCCGCCCCCGGTGGCGAAGCCGGCGCTCAACGAAGCGGAGCCTGAATACGCCCCGTAAGTATGCGCAGTCACCACGGTGGTGGCGGTGATTTCCCAATAGAATTTTCCCGTGATCTGCTTGTCGATTGCCCGAACGGTGCTGATCGCACCGCTCGTGCATGTCGCAATGAGATTGTTGGTTCCCGACAGCGTAATGGTCGCCGACTTGTCGCTCGGGTTCCAGGTGGTGTTGGCCATCGCTCAGCTCACGCGATCACGGTCGGGCCGATGGTGACGTTGTTCACCGCCGCTGCCGTCCACGCCGCGCTGGTGTTCGGGTCGATCGTGTCGGTGCGCCACGCCCACTGCCAGCCCGAGGTTGTCAGCGTGAGCGTCGGTGAGGCGACCGTCGTGGCACCAGACTTGAGCTGCACCGCAGCGGTGCGCGAGCCGGCGTCGCTCTTTTGCATGTAAGCGCGTGTGGTCACCGCGATCGTCGTGGCCGGCGTCGAGGCGATGGTGCCGATGCCGTAGAAGTCGGCGTGGCCTGCGGTGCTGTCGTAGACGTAGGAGGTGGTGGTGTCCTGCTGGGCTTCGTTGACGACGGCGGCGTTGGCGATGACTGTTAATGTCAGGGTGCTAACCACCATGCCGCCAGCACTGGTTGTTGGCGATGCGGAGGGGAAACTCGCGTAGGCAGTCGTGCTAGTAAGACCGCCGCTGCTGGAAACGTTCCATGTTCCAGATGAGGTGTCGCTGTTAAACCCGAGCCAGAATTGCGCGCCCTTGGTTACGCTAACTGGAGTGCTGAAGGTGATGGTGTTGGAGCCTGTGGCGGGATTTACGACAACATTCGCAGAACCGAGCACACTTGTCGGAGCGGTGCCGGATGAGGCGAAAATAGCGCACTTTAAGTTGCCGGTGTAACCGGTTCCTAGTGAAACCGTCACAGTGCCGACCGTCCCGTCATAGACGGGGAGGAATGGCGTATAGCGTGCCGTTCCAGCCGTGACGCTGGCGGTGGTAGTCTGTGCCGCTAGTGTCTGTGGCGGCTGCGCGCCGGTCGGCGTCCGTGAGAACTGCACGGAGGCATCGGAGGCCGGCATGCGCGTGTAGCAGCGGATGTCGCCGAGCCAGGCCACGCTGCTGGCGTCGCTGCGCCAGAACAGGTCGTCGAACAACTGGTTTTGTTGTGAGGCGCCGGAGCCCACCTGCAATCTGTTTGCGTAGCTGTTGGCGGAAACTCGCGTGGCTAGGCCAGTCGCGGTAAAATCGGCTGTAGTGTTGCCATTCTTACGAACCGTGAAGCTCCCAGCTGTCGGATGAACGACCACCTCGAACTCAAACGCATACCATGTGTTGATCGCTGTGAAGGCGCTGGGATACGTCGCCAATACTGTGCCACCAATGGTGCCGGATGTCAGAGTGATACTGCCGTCTCGATTGAATACGATACAGCACTGGCCGGTCGCTCCATCAAGCAACTGTAAATAGAGACATTGGGCAGCGGCTGCAATAGCGCCAGTCTGAAAGAATGAAACGACAAGATGATGCACAGCATCATTTACGTTGCTGCTCTTGACCAAATACACCGAGGAGATAGTCGACTGTTGCATCGCCCGGCTACCACCGAACCTTCCGGTCCCAATTACGAATGCTGCCGTCCCACTGTCCCAGTAGCCGTTGATGGCGTCGGCCGGCGCCGCGTACAGGTCGAAGCTGTCACCGAAGGAGAATGC